TTATTGTGCCTTATAAATCACCTATTGATGGCCAATGGCATCGTTATTTTCCTGATTTTCTTGTCAAAATGAGAACAAAAGATGGTAAACTCAAAACAATGATGCTTGAAGTTAAACCAAAGAAAGAAACTGCACCTCCACCGCCACAAAAACGTATTACAGAAAACTATATCAAAGCAGTCAAAACATGGGGTGTCAATGAAGCCAAATGGAAAGCCGCCATTGAATTCTGTAAAGACCGAGCATGGGAGTTCCGTGTCATTACCGAAGACCATCTAGGACTGAACTAAATACTCTCATGGCAACTTCAATACTCACTAAACTAGGACAAGAACGGTCAACAACCGATTATGCAGTTATGTCCAGAGAGTCAATGAAGTGGTTAAAAGAAAAGATTGATGAAATTAGAAATCCTTCTTATATACCAAAAAATATTAGCCGTGAAGCATTCCGTACTGATAGAAAATTCATGTTGGGTAGATTATATTGCTTTTTTTATGACCCAAAAACTAAAGAAGATTTACCATATTATGATAAGTTCCCAATGGTATTGGCATTGGAGAAGTATCCAGATGGCTTTTTAGGCTTAAATTTACATTATTTACCATATAAGTATAGAGTGGCATTTTTGACCAAACTCTTGGATTATGCGACTTTAGACCAGAATAATGATGTTATGCGTATTAGAGTGTCCTATGACATCCTGAGCGCATCCAAGCGGTTTAGAGAGTTTAGACCGTGTTTAAAGCGTTACTTAACCAGTCATATTAGGTCAAAAATACTTGCCATTGAGCCACATGAGTTTGAAGTGGCAAGTTTTCTGCCATTACAACAATTTAAAGGTGCCAAACCAAAAGAGATTTGGGAAGAATCCGTAGAACAAATAAGGAATAGTTAAAAATGGCAGGTTCAATTAGCGATTTTAAATCAAGTTTTGCAACAGAATTGGCAAGAAGTAGTAGGTTTGATGTTAATATTCCTATTCCACTTTCTATGTTGCCTTATGTTTCTTCAGCAAAAAGTTTAACCTACAGGTGTGAATCGGCACAATTACCTGGTAGAACATTTGCTACAGCAGAACAAAAAACATATGGTCCTATTGAAAAGTATCCTTATCTGACATCATTTACTGATATTGATTTAACAATTCTGATAGATGATGATATGAACCAAAAAGTATTATTTGATGCTTGGTTGAATTATATCAATCCACAATACAATAATAACTTTAGATATAAAGGTGATTATGCAACAATTCTTACTGTTAATCAATATGATGTAACTAATAAATTATCATATTCAGTTAATCTTTATGATGCTTATCCTATATCAATAAATCAAATGGATTTAAATTGGTCAGATGAAAGTGTACATAAACTTGTAGTAACATTTGCATATACATATTGGCAGAATAATTCATTACAGGCTGCTGGTATGCAATTGGTTGATGCTGGTATCAATTCATTTGTATCAGCGATTGGTGGACTAAATTAATTTTTTAATGGAGTGAAAACAAAATGGCTTTACCTAAGATTGACGTACCTACTTATTTGATTGATTTACCTGTATCAAAAAAACAAATAAAATATAGACCTTTTCTCGTTAAAGAGCAAAGAAATTTGTTGATGGCAATGGAATCGAGTGATTCTTCAACAATACAACAAAGTGTTAGAGATATTTTACATAATTGTACTTTGACTGAAGGTATTGATATTGAGAAGTTACCTATTATTGATGTTGAATATTACTTTATTAACCTAAGAGCAAAATCGGTTGGTGAAATTGTTGAATCTAGGTATAAATGCAATAACGAAGTTGATGGTGAAGAATGTGGTAACATTATGGAATCTGAAATTAATTTATTAGATATTAAAGTTGAATCCAATAACGAAATATCACCTGAAATTCAATTAGATTCTAAACTAACTATCAAATTAAAATATCCAGAGTTTAGTATTGTTGAAGATTCATTGAAGTATGATAACATCAATGAAGTAACTTTTAATATGATTGCACAGAGTATTGAATACATCTATGATGGTGAACAATTTTATTATGCTAGTGAATCAACACCAAAAGAATTGTTGGACTTTGTTGAAGGTATGAACCAAGAACAGTTTGCCAAAGTAGAAGAATTTTTTAATAACTTACCAAAATTAAAAGAAACATTAGATATTACCTGTAAAAAATGTGGTTACCAACACCACATTGATGTAGAAGGACTTGAAAGTTTTTTCGTTTAACATTTCGTCATGACAATTTAAAGAATTACTATAAAACAAACTTTTCATTGATGCAGCACCACAAATATAGTTTGTTTGAACTTGAAAATATGATGCCGTGGGAAAGAGATATCTACGTTTCTATGTTGATTGCTTATATTGAAGAAGAAAATCAAAAGATAAAAGAGAAACAAAAACGATAGATGTCGATTTCAAAAGCACTCTCTAAAACAGTTTCCGCTATTACCGGTTTTGCCGGTAATTTAACTCGTGCGATATTTGGATTAGCTTCAGGTAATCAAAGAACTCCTAATAAAAATACTAAAGGTGATGTACAACACACAGAACCAGTTGATGCTGGTGCATTATCATCTGCAAATCAAGTATTAGGAATGATTTATAATCAGTTGGTGAAAGCTAGGCAAGCAGAATTACTTCACAGAGAAGAAACACAAAGTAAAGCTGAAGATAAACAAAGAGAAGATGATAAACGTAATGACGAAATCATCAAAGCTTTAACTATCAAAAGAAGGCCTAAGAAAAAAGTACCTGTTAAGAAAAAAGAACCGGTAAAAAAGAAACCGCCGACAAAAAAAGAAAAACCACCTAAGAAAGGTGAAGAACCTAAAGCTCCTGCTAAACCTAAAGAAGAGCCACCTAAAGCACCAGCTAAACCTAAAGAAGAGCCACCTAAAGCTCCTGCTAAACCTAAAGAAGAACCTGTTGCGCCAGCTAAACCAAAGGAAGAAGTTCCTAAAAAACCTCCAGCTGAAAAAGTTAAGCCAAAAGAAGAACCGGCTCCGCCACCTAAACCTAAAGCAGAAGAACTACCAAAACAGCCAGAAGTAAAACCTTCAGCAGAAAAAGTACCACCCAAAACAGGCAAAGCACCAAAAAGAACAGCTGAAGATATAACAAGAGCTGGAACTTTAGTTGTTGGTGGATTATCTGGTTTAGGAGTAACAAATGCATATGCTCAAAAAGCAATATTACAAACATCTTTAAAAGAATCTCAATTAAATGTAAAATCAAACGAATCTGGCGCTGAAGAATATTTAAATACCTTCAAAAAAAGAGGAGGAGATTATATACGACAAACATTTCCACAATTAAGAGCAGGAGGATCTCTAGCTAAAAAATTAGGTTACGAGAAAACTGGTGTTCCTGATGATATTATTAAAAAATCATTAGAAGATGGAAATGAAGTTTGGTATGATATGGCTTATAATTATCCTGGAAATAGTTTAGGTAATAAAGATCCAGGAGATGGGTGGAAATACAGAGGTAGAGGTTTGATACAAATAACAGGTAAAGCTAATTATACTGCTGTTGGCAATATATTAAAATCTCAAGGTGTAAATATTGATTTGGTAAATGATCCAGATTCAATAACCAGAAATTATAACACAGCAATAAAAGCTTTAGGTGCTTATTATGCAAATGTTTTAGGTAATGGTAACGCTAAAAGAGGTATTGAAATTTTAAATAGCTTTAAATCTAAAGATGAAGCATTAAAAATGATAATACGAGCTACTGCTGGCATGGGACATGATGTAAGAGGTTTTGAATTAGGATTTAAAGGAAATAAATTTAATGAAAAAGGCGAAGCTGTTGGTGAACATTTATTTGTTAATTATCAAAGAGCTTTAAAACAAGAAGATACGGCTGATAAAATTATAAATCTTTCAAATGAAAACAAAGACCTAAAATCTGCCGCAGAAGCTAAATCACAAACTAATGTAAATAATACTATTGTTGCACCAACGAGTGATGACCAAACACCATCAACACCAAAAAAGAAAATAGATGATAGACCAGCTATAATGAGAAAATAAATGGCAACTAAAAAAATATCACCACAAACTCAAACTACTGTTCTTGAATTGACCGGTAAATTTGGTCCGCAAGGATTCATAAGCAAACTTTTTGGTTCTTCCAAAGAGAAGAAAGATATGCAGTTTACAGGTAAAGCCAAAGTAGTCAAAGGCAAAGATACCGCAAGTAAAATAAAACCATTACAACAAGGTAATAATTTACTTGATATGTTATTAAAAATTTATACATTCCTACAAAAGAACTTTGATGCTGATAAGTTAGCAAGAGAAAAAGAAAATAATTTTAAAGAAGAAGAATTATTAGAAGCACAAAAAAGGCATGAGAAATTATTGGCCGCATTAGAAGATTTAAAAAAGAATTTGATGCCAAAAGAAGTTACTGCAGTTCCTGAAAAGAAGGATGAAGGTCCTAGTCTTTTTGATTCTCTCTTTGGAAAATTATATGAAAAGTTATTTGGTGAATTAGAAAAAAAATTACTCGATAAATTAAAAAGTTTATTACCAAAAGAAGTAGAAAAAAGCGTTGAAAAAGCCGGTTCTAGCCGAACTGCACAATTACTCGCTTACTTAGTTGGTGAAACTATCGCAGTACCAGCTTTCTTATTTTCTTTGCCTTGGTTTATGGCTGCAAAATCAAAAGCAGATATAGATAAAGACCCATTTAACCCAAAATTTGATGGTATTCCTTATGCACAAGTTGCCAGAGGTAAAGCAAAAACCCAAGGTGAAGCTGCAGCACAATTTCAAAGAGAAGTAACAAATAAAAGTATTGGAGGAGGAGGTTATGGACTAACACCTTCAGAAGCAAAAAATATATTAGAAAATGGTACACCAAAAGATATAGAAGCTTTTGGTGGAAAAGAAAAATTACAAGAAATAGCAAGTCAACCTGAAG